AATGTTGGGGCTAAATGGTGTAGTGTTGATGACTTTGGTGGCTGTATGCTAACAGGTTATAGTGCTTGGTCTCCACCTACAGGGATGGCGTGGAACTTAGTATATCATCTAAGTAAAACTTTTGACATACCCGTTACTGCAAAGATGACTTATGAAGATGAGTTTAGAAACTTCATAGGTGTAGATGAGTGGGAAACTGAAAAAGATGCTGATGATGGCAACTGGGATGTATACCATGATGAAAACTATCTTGATGGTGATACAATCATGGATGAATACAGAGAGTATTTTGGTGAAGCTATTGACGAAGATGACTTTGAATGGTTTGAAGAATTTACCCTAGACAATGGTAATGTAGTAATTCCACAAGATGTGGCAGATGATGCAGTGCATAACTTCTTTGAAACGGGGGAGTTTAGGCTAATATAATGGGACAGTATAAAGATTTAGTAGAAAAACAAAAACTTGTTCTGGAAGCAGAAAAATGGGCGAAGAAAGTAAAATACATTCTAGGTGATAACAATGGATTTGTAATAGCTTTTAATGATGGCTCTAAGAAAATAACTATGCCAAATGGTAGAACACATACTACAGAGGCAGAACTAACTATTGAAGATTGTATAATTAGAATCAAGGAGGAAAAGGCAGATGCAAATAGGTTTAGGCGTTAAAATAGGCGTGATGTATGATCACGAAGCTAACATATCAAGTGGGTATGGAGAGAAACAAAGTATTCAATTACTTATGAAAGACTGGCATTTAAGTGCTGATGATATCAAAAGAATTATTGACGAAGATAGAAAAGAGCAAGAAGCTCTAGAATCAAAAGGAGAAATTCTATGAGTGTGAACTATACAGAAGAACAAGTGGAGTATATGAAACAGCTCTATAGTGCAAATCCGACTAGAGAAACAGTAGAAAATCTAAGCAAAGAGATGGGCAAGAGTGTAAAATCTATTATAGGAAAGCTCAGTCGCGAAGGAGTGTATAAACGAACAGTTTATAAGACAAAGGCGGGTGAAGACCCCATTACAAAGAAAGAGTTAGTAGAAAGAGTCGCAGAGGTTCTGGATATAAAAGCTGACTGGATTATGGGACTAGAGAAAAGTCCGAAAGCAGATTTGAAAAGACTTTGCGATACTCTAGAGGAGTATGAAAGTAATGGACAAGATAATCTTGGTGGATACCAGCTTATCTGGAGGGAAGAATCCTAATGAGAGATAAAAGATATGCGAAAGTGTTTCCTAACAATGAGAAGTTGCGAAACATTATAAACAAATATGGACAATACTTTGAGGTTGTTGGTAGTCCTGAAATAATACCACAACTAAATAATCAACTAGGGATAACTTTGAAAGACGAAGATATCACCTTCACAACTGAAGTTCGTAACATACGAATTGTCCAACCATAATCCAAAACCGTAGCGGGTGCAGAGCAATCTGCACAAGCCTGCGGCGGGTGCTATACAGACTAGAGATAATTTCCATAAAGTTATACTCTTACCCACCAAAATTGACGAAAAACCAACTTAAACCTTTAAGTTATAAAACGACTTAAATTGCTTAATGGTCGGTAAAAATAACGCGAAATTTTGGCGAAATTGTAGTTAATCGGTGAGAGTGTGGGGATTAGAAGAAAGTCGAAGAAAAGATAGTTGACTTTCTTTGGGGTTGATATGATTGACATAAATTGTATCGTTACCTCTCTCGCTAAATACGGAAATCATTAGCAGCGAAGACGCCCAGAGGTCGCTTCGCTATAAATAAATAATTCCCTTATAAGCGAGATTTCGAGAGATGATAAATCAATGATTGTCGTAGTAACTATCTTAATTACATATTTATTATACCACAACTTTATCAAGAACACAAGAATTATTTTTTGAAGGGGTATGAAAGTGTGGATTATTTTGCCTTAGGTAAATGGAAAAATATTTTAGATTTATAAATTTAGTTGAAAATTGAAGTAAAAAACTAAATAAAAATTACAGAAAATATGAGGTATAATCATTCCCACATTTGTTCATTCCTAGCATTTTCTGTTTCAATCTCATGCTCATCGTCAGTTTGACCAATAGGAATATTATCGGAGAAAAATATTGGGTTTGATTTACTCATTTCTTGAATTGTTTTTTGTATTCTAGTTTTGCTTATTTTTTCTTGAGTAATTCTGTTTAATGACCCAAGAATTGGATTTTCTTTCAATTTCTCCGCTTGTGGAAGATATACATTCTTTAAGTTACGAAATTCACTTCTGGATTTTATTACTTTTTCTATTAAATATAGAACTCTTTCTGGGCTCACCTCTAGTAGTTTGGCATTTTTAGCATAGTGCATAAGGTCAAAATGCAAGTGCATGGAGTAACATTCTGTTGCTCCATCAAAAGGAACACCTTTTTTCTCCCATTGCTCTAAAGGTACTTCTTTGTATTTTAATTTTTCTTGTTTAAATACCTTGTGCATAGTTTTTTCAAGATAATAGATTTGATACCAATGACCTTTTCTAAGCACTATATTATTTATAATTTCAAGATTTTTTCTTCTTATTCTTTCTTCAACATTTACGGATTGTCCTAATTTACAAAAACTTTTTGGATAGCATAAAAAATGTTCATTGCTATACTCCGTTAAATATAGACTACTTGGTAAAATTTTTTCTTGAATTACATAAGCATAATCAGGAAAAGGAAATCCGAGAAATTTTTGCTCTATTGTGTCAAAAAAATCTATACAAGATTTTCCGTCTTTATCATGTTTTATCTGTAGAGTTATCATTTTTCTTAGCGAAGAGGTTTTTCGGAAGATAAGAAAACGGTTTTTCATAAAGAGATTTTGCAAGAGTTTTAAATTTGATTTGTCGTAAAAACTCTATGGTTGAAGTAAAAGCTATAGCGAGTAGTAGACATGCTATAAGTAAACTTTCAAGTATCTTGTCGTAAACCCATAGTGATTTCCCTTTAATATCAATTTTCCTCATCGTCTTCTCAGTGGTTTTCTAGTCAAAAACTTCGTATGCTCACGATGCAGTTTCTCTTGGCGTTTGACCGCAGCATCTTTCATACGCTTTCTTTTTGCTGTTGGTTTCTCATAGTATTCTAATTCTCTTAGACGATTTTTTCTGTTATCATTATCAAGTCGTCTACGCAGTATTCTTACTGCTTTCTCAACTGTAATTCCTCTTATTTCAATTCTCATGTAATCCTTGTGCTCGTGTGAGGCGACACAGGTCATTTGCGATGTTATACTGTTTGTCCACCATAGCTCGTATAAATTTATGCACCCATGCACAGTCATAAACAAAGTCTTGATTCATAGTATCAAGTCCTAATTTGTTTGCTTCGACTATAAGTGCAGTAGTAAGCTTATGTGATATATCATCCGCTTTTTTCATTCGTGGAAATTCTATTACTTTCATCTGTTCTCCTGTGAAACGCCCATCCTCTTTTACGAAGATAGTTAACTTGTGAAGTTATGCTCGAGTTTGTTCTCATAAGTTTGCTCGCTAACTCCGCCATTGGTATTTTATTGTAGTGGTCTTTGAGATACTGTCTCTCCTTGTCTGACCATCTGCCATGTCTATACAATTTCATACTATTATTATAGCAAATAGTAAAGCATGTGTCAAGAATTATTTTTAAATACTCGAAAATATTTCTTGACTTTTGCTCAGACTTTTTGTATAATATTTCTAATATGGAAAATTTTATGAACATTGATATAGCATACTTAATAATTTTGATCGGCAGCACTTGGGGTGCATTTACCTTTGGTAAGCGCACTGGTATAAGTGATACGCTAGATTATATGAAAGCACAGGGACACATTGATTTCGATGAGTAGTTAAAAAATTTATCTTGACTTCGAGGTTATTTTATAGTATAATTATATAGAAGTGTAGGAATGGTTCTTACACATTGGCGTCTATACCGCAAGGGTAGACATAGTTTTACTGAAAAAGGAAATTAGGAGAAAATCATGACGATTGATATTAGTAAATTTTGGCTTGGTATGAATAATGATTGGCTATTGCACAATACCGATACATCATACCCAAGATATAACATAGTTGAAAACACAAGCACAGGAAACTTTCGTATAGAAGTTGCAGTGCCAGGCTGGTCTAAAAACGAACTTGAGTTAGTTCACGAAGATAATGAACTGCTCATCAAGGGGAAAAAAGAACGCAAACTTGGTGATGAAGAAAGATTCACTCATCAAGGACTAAGTCTTAAATCTTTTGAACGAAAGTTTATGTTAAACTTAGACTTAAAAGTAGACTCTGTCGAACTGATAGATGGACTATTGACTATCGCATTGTCTAAAACTCCGAACTCCAATCGTAAAGTATTGGAAATTAAATGAAGTTAATCATAGATAGTTTTAGACAATTTAACAAAGAAAACAACATACGCGACATAATGGAACAAGCGGCACTTATGTGCTTCTTTGGTGTTGCCGTCGTGGCAAGCGTTGGGCATGTAGTTTGATTGTATATTGTCAAAGACCAAAATCGAAGCGCACTCGAAAGAGTGTGCTTCGTACTAAGGCAAAGCGAAAAAGTCAAGACAGAGAACTACTAGACTATGCAAATACATTGCAGAAGGAACTAGAAGATTCAATACGGAGGCTAATGCCGCATGATAACAGTAAGCGACACAGCACTCGAAAAATTACAAGAAAGAGTGGCAAGCAAACAGGTATGGGGAGTTAGACTCTCTTTACTTGGAAGTGGCTGTAATGGGTGGTCATACGAGTTAAATTACTTGGATGAGCCAACACTACAGAGTGATGCAGTATTCTATGGAATAATTGCAGTAGATCCTATGACATGGGGATATGTAAAAGAAATCAACATAGACTGGGAAGAAGACGGACTAAACGAAAAGTTTTTAATTTCAAGTCCACAAGAGAAAGCCCAATGCGGGTGCGGAGAAAGTTTTAGCATATGAAAATATCAGCAGAGGGTTTAGCCCTCATTAAAAAGTTTGAAGGTTGTGAACTCGAAGCATATCAAGATGCAGTAGGAGTTTGGACAATCGGATATGGACACATTAAAGGTGTCGAAGAAGGCATGAAAATCACAAAAGAACAAGCCGAAGAAATGCTCATGGAAGAACTCGTAGAGTACGAAAACCATGTGCTAAACGCAGTAGAAAATCAATTAGATCAGTGCATGTTTGATGCATTGGTATCATGGACATACAATCTCGGTCCAACAAATCTTAATTCTAGCACAATGCTAAAAGTTCTCAACGCAGGACAGTATGACGAAGTTCCAGCACAAATCAAAAGATGGAACAAGGCAGGCGGCAAAGTACTAGAAGGATTAATTAGACGCAGAGAAGCAGAAGCACTTCTGTTTCAAGGCAAAGACTGGTCAGAAGTATAATGTGGAAGATATTTGCAGGAACAACAGCAATGTTTGCCCTGAGCACATGGTACTTATGGGAAGCCAATCAAACCTTAGTAGAAAATAATGTAAAGCTAGAGAGTGCAATTCAAATGCAAGAAGAAGCTATCTCTAGTTTACAGAATGATTTTGCCTTGCAAACATCCCAGCTAAATGAATTACAAGTAAAAGGTCAAGAGATACAGAAAGAAATGAATCGTTATCTTGACATATTTAAAAGACACAATCTTACTAAGTTAGCAGCTGCAAAGCCTGGCTTAATAGAACCAAAAGTAAATAAAGCAACAAAGGAAGTATTCGATGGAATTGAAAACGATAGTAGGGATATTGATGCCGCTGATGATGGTCTCACAGTGCAGTCTGTTCCCAACAAAAAAGATTGAAGTTAGTGCAAA